CCTAGACAGGAAACCGTAAGGATTCCTTACCTAATACAACCTTTACAGGTTGTCCAATCGTTCGAGAGACTCGGCTTGTCTGACCTCTTTCGGAATGTAGTCGCCCCTACCAAAAGGGCGAATGGCTATAATGTCTTTTATAGTCAGACTATCGGCCTGATCCAGGTCGAAGATTTCATCAATGTCCATGATGGAATCCATGTACACAGCAGTCGCATAATCCAGCGACCCTTCATCTACCTCAACTTCGAAAGTTGAGAACAGCCTCAGAACTTCTGAGTCCATACCCAAGCTGTATCCACACTGGATCCAGCGGAGAGGGCGTATTTGGTACACCCTCCATCCTGATCGCCAACTGGCAAATGTGGCAATATATCTGAGTAACTTGAGGTCATCAGTTACACATACGAGGTCGGAATTCCGGCCCCTTGTATATTTCCGGACCAAGACTAGGTCGTCGGGAATAAGTGTCTGAGGAATGTTATCTTCATTCCCTGTTAGGAGCCATTCGTAGAGGGCTCTCTTCTCCCTATCAAATTCAAGATCCAAGGGAGGTTCTGCGGTGATCCGTCCATGCCAGATCACATCAATCTCAACCCGCATCGGGTTGTGGTAATCGAGAAATTCTTCCACTTCTCGTCTCTTGTAATATTTCTGTGGCTTGCCATATGAAAGTAGAACATTGTTCTCTTTCCAATATAGGCAAAATCTATCAAATATTGCATCATGTAGTTCCTCAGCTACATTTCGTGAGATGGTATAGACATTAACCGGCTCACTTTCACCTCTCTCTCCAAAGAGGTTAAAGATTTCAGATAATCTTGATTTTATTTCCGTTTCAGAAATAATATACTCACCCAGGCGTGTAACCAGCCAGGGCTTATACCATCGTTTCGATGGATCCGTGAAGACAAGATGCTCCTCAATGCCATCGGGTAGAGGAATGTCTTCAACCATCTCCAAGAAAGATTCATTGGAGTGTGTGAACAGCTTGACTGCAAGCTGTGGAATATTATTCCTATTCGGAGTAAGTGCCATATTCATTATGTGTGCATAATGATTCTTAATCTTACCATTCTTCTGGTGAGATATGAACCTCTTAAAGTTCTGTTTTGAACCAAATAACATTGGTTTGCCCGTCCCACAGAGTGCTCGTGGGAAGTATACGATTTCCGGTTTGAACCGTAAATCAAGAATGATATCCTGAATCCAGGATCCCAAATATGTGAGACCGAGATAATTGGTAGGTCTCATATTATATTCCACCTCCTTTCCAAGTTGGTGGATCCTACCGATGAGGGTAGAAGAAAAATCTTTTCGGTCCTTTTTCAGGTCCAATTGTAATCTAACCCTATTAACATCAACATAGGGTAACCTTCCTTTAACAGCAAGGTTTGCATCTACTGTCTGTGAAGTAGATTTTGGAATTCTCATTGTTTCCTCTGCGAGGAAAACATAGTTACGAGAAATAAAGGTGTCATCTTCTGACAACTCATAACCCAGGCCCTCCATAGTGGACCTGTAGACCCTGAGGCATTCCTCAGGGCGAGTGACGATTGAAGCAAAGTCGTCACCATCTACAATAGAGTAGTTGAACTGTTGCTGTGAGATTCTAGCAACAGCAAGAAGGCCATCCATCGTTAGGATGACCTTTGCCCCGGTGTCGCCCATAAAGACGCCGTTTGAAGTTTCACTTGTAAAAGCGAATTTTCCATCGTTGTATTCAACGAATCGTTTAGAACATAGTAGTTCTATAACAGTTTCCATATACCAATCAGGAAACTGGAGTACCCGGTTTGCCATCCGGAGTAGGACCCTAGTAGCGGCCCAGAATTTCTTATCTGTAGCTTCAGATAAGTCCGTGCAGACAGCATAGACTGCATTATTAAACAGCCATTCCTGAGAAGGACTGGAGGCTGAAATTCCTCTAATGAAGGCCCAACCATGGCGGCCCTCAGTCAACCCTATCTTTGCGGCAGGGAATTTCTTTAAGACGTGGTACCAGGCATGGGCCCACGGACATAAAAATATACTATGGCAGAAGTTGCCACTAGTAACAACCCGTGCTTTGGCACCGGGTTCATTGACAACAGATGCTCTTACATTCATCTGTGATTTAAAGTTGTCTCGGATCTCAGAGGCAGCAAAGTGGAACAATGCTTCCCCAGGTTGTTTTCTCGAATTAACAACTTCCTTTGCATCCTTTCCAGTATGCAAATCTACTTTCCTAATTTCAGGAACTTGAAGTATATGCCTAGCATATGCGGTTTTTCCGCCCTTTGCCCTAGGACATTCTATACAGGCGGATGTACTCACATTAACTCTCATGTGAGCTAAGACTTCTGACATCCTGACAGGAGTCATCAAGAGCTGCAGTTCCAGCAGATCATAGTAATGTTCATCGAATTCAGATGGAACATCAGTGTCGGATGTCGTGTTCCGCCACTTGTTAAGAGAATCTAACATGATCTCTCGACTAGGTAGACCACAAGTTCTACCCTGACATACCGTGACAACACGGTATGAAGCACCACGTTTAGTCTTATCGATTTTATTTAAGTGGTGTCTAAGCCAGGAAATATTACCTGGTGGAACTGGAAATTCTTCTCCAGCGAAAAATGCCTTCCTACATTTCTTCTGGTAGGCCTTAACCTTCTTATCATAGAAGGGATCATTGAGTTTATTGGATAATAAACATACATTTAAGCTATCTAATTCTTCATAGCTAGTCTTATCACCGAGACCCTCGATGATAGCAACAACCCGTCCTTCAACGGATTGCATAATATTGGAGAGCCTAAGCCAGCCTTCCTTTGTATTGCAGAGCTGATAGCAAATCGCTCTGAATCTAGGTTTGAGTTTACCAAACCAGTAAAGTTTCCTTAAAAGGAAACGTCTGAATGCAGCAGAAAGCTGTATTGCATATGACCATCCAGAGCCGGATGGCCCGTACACAGGCATATTTGTACAAATATACCTTAAATAGCTATTCGGTATTGCACCGAACAAAGTTATAGCACCTTGAGTGACGTTATACTCGGGGATACCACTTCCATTTTCCAGGGAGTGAAAGATTCCTCTTACGACCTCGTCGTAAGAGTTGAGTTCTCCGTATTCGGGGGAGTCGATTGGGTCAGACCAGCCGAGCCTCGGTAAAACCGTGGTAATCGGCGGTACTGACATTTGTGATGAAACTACA